CACTGACGCGCGACAGAATACGATCCATCGGCTTATCACCAGCCAGCTCCGAAGTCAGATCCATCGTGGACCATGCCTTGGTGCGGAACTGACGACGGCTCGACATCTTGTAGGCGCTGATCTTCTCAGGCACGATCTCGTCAGAAGGATCATCCGAGCCAACTTCCGAGCCGACGCTACCGAGATCATTCCAGACCGGAGCCTGGAAGGTCGTGCCGCCGCCAGCGAGCTTAGCAGCAAGACCGTCGTCCTGGACGATAAGACCGGACTTGAATACGTCCGCCTTCTCCATCGTCTCTTTGAGCATGTCTGCTTATGTTCAAAACGGATCGCTACTCCGTTCCCGCGCCATTACGCGCAGCACGACATTACTGCCGTGGTCGGACTATATCATCACCCCGGTTGGGGGCTAGGCGCTTCCGCCCGCTTGGGCGTACTCCCCGAAGGGATAGTCTCTGAACCTTCAACCTCTTTCGAGGAAGCTTGGCTGCTGATTGCCCGGCACATCTCGTAGAGTGCTTCGTCGCCGTAGCTATTCCGTGCCAGATTGACTTGCCAGCACACGATCCTAACGTTGTCTGGAGTGTAGCCCTTCTTCGGGTCTATACGATCCAGTGACGGAGAACGTGGATGCCGGTCGCCTGCGTCTCTCCAATGTTCCATGCGGAGAGTAAGGCCAGTCATCGAGCACTTACCGGAAGACAACTTTTCAGCTACCCACTCTGGCGTGATGGTCACGACCTTGTGGCGCTTGGTTGCGGAACGCCAGAGCTTGTAAGCCCTGCCCTTCGTAGTTGCGTTGTACTCTCTCTGCGCTTCCCTGAAGTAGGTCTTGCCTTCCTCAGTCGCGCCGAATGCCTTCCTTCTTACGCTACAGCAAACTTTGCACTCACCCTGGAGCCCGTCGTAGCGCTTAGAGCACTTCGAGAACTCCGACGCCGGTTTACACACCTTGCATCGGGGACAAGTTTTCATGCTTTGGGTTTCCCAGCAATTCACCTAGTTTTACGTCCGCACATGTTTACGGACCGAACACGTCAGGAACGATCACATCACTCAGGCGAGTAACAGCCATTTCACTTTACCTTATACTTACGCACTCTTGAAAGTGTACACTACGGAAACGCCTTAGCGTTTTCCTGCGTGACGATCCAAGAACTGCTTGAACAGTTTCTCTTGGCCAGCGGCCTTAATGAGAAGTGCAGCCTTATCCGGGTCCTGTTGGATAAGTCGGCCTTGCATCGCGCGGTCTTCCGTCTTCGCATCAAACGGGTTCTTGTCCGAAGCAGGCTCGCCGAACACAGAGTCTTCCGAGTACATGCCGGTGCCCATCTTCGCGAATGCTGCGAACAACGGGCCATTGGCGACCATCATCTGGCCGTCAACTTTAACGACAGCGCCAGCCTTCTCCAGGGAGTCCATCACGCCGGGACCAGCCATACGGATAGCCCGCTTAGCAAGTTCGACGTTACGAGTGAAACCAGGAGTACCGGGCTGCGACTTCCATTCCGTCGAAAGTTCACCTACGGCGTTCTTGACGGAAGTGGCGAGTGCTTCGGATTTAGACTTTGCTTCTGCCTCGTGGAACGTCTTCGCATACCCGACGAACTCATTGTGGAAGGTCGAAGCCTCCTCCTGAGTAAGTCCGAGCTTGTGCGAAGTGTTCTTGAGCCAGCCTGCGAGATCTTCGTTGTACACTGCCTTCATTTCAGCAGGTACTTCGAACTTATATTCGTTCGCCGATGACGGTGCCTTGCGTGCAGCCGACGTAGACGACAACTTGGTCTCCAGTTCCTTGTAGGACTTGAGAGTGTCGTCGGGAGTTTTCCAGCCTTTCTCGACCGCGAGCTGCTTCAGCCCTTGATCGGCAACGCTGTCATACCAGTTGGTGGTCGTAGTCTGCTGTTGGCTCTGCTGTCCAGATGACCCAGTTGCCTGCGTGGAGCTTCCAGCCGACTGCTGAGACTGAGTGTTCCCGTCAGAGCCACTGCCACTGGTTGCCGTCGATCCACCTAAGGAGACGCCAGTCGTGGTGTCCGCCGCACTTCCGCTCATGTAATTTGTTTTCCTTATTGCGTCTGGTTAAGTTCAGCCGTCTCGATTGCTTCCCAGCGGGCTGCATTGTCGAGGGCCATGAGATCTTCGGAGCTAAGCGATAGGTGGGAGAAGATCTCCGAATACGCTGAACGCTTACCTTCCGAGAACCAGATGTCACGATCAGACGCAAACTTAGGATCGAGTACCTGGTTCCAGCCGCACCGAGCTTGGAGATCCGCTAGGACCATCTGTTGCTGACTGCGGCTGGCATTACCGTAGAAGACTTCTCGATACGCGGTACTAAGAACGAGCTGGCCTTCGATGGTCTTTCGACTGAAGCGCCGAGTAAGTCGTTCCCAAAACCTCAAGCTGAATAAGTCTCCTGTACGGAAATCTGTTTGATTATCTCAGGGAGCATCGGAGGCGGTATGGGAAAGAACTCGCCTAAGTGCTGCCTGTAGTGTGGGTTGCCTTCGTCATCGAACGTCACGACGAAGAAGCCAGACATCCGCCCGGTCTCCTTGATCATGTAGTCGTAGACTTCGGCAAACTCTTTGTGGACTATGGTCGCCGCAACATCGCGAGGAGTGTCCTTGTCGATGACGTGGACTTTAGCTGGAGCCATTAGAGAGCCCCTGCCTGCTGCATTCCCGCGAGTGCCTGACTGCCTTGCTTAGAGGCCGACGCCATCTGTTCAGCGATCTGCGCATTAGCCAGGGCCGACTGCTGTTCCTGACGAGCCTGCTTGCGCTTGACCACTTCTTCTGGATCGCGAAGCATACGAACAGGCGCACCAAGAATGTCTCTCAACTCTCTTAGGGTCCAGCCGGGGTCGATCTCGTCAAGCACTTCAGGATCGATCTGAGCCATCGGGCTTGCGATCTCCAGCATCCGCATAATGCCTTCGCCCTCTTGTGCACGACGTAGCCGGTCGAGGGGGCTGGACATTTGAGGCACGATGTCTTGGTCCTGTAGGCTCTCTGGTACTGCGAAGTCGCTGTCAGGATCGTAGAGGCCACGGCGGGTAAGTATGCCTTGCTCGCGGTCGATCATCCTGGACAGGCTAAGCTGGAACCGTGCGCCTGCTGGTCCGAGTAGTTCGCCCTTCTCCTTTGCGCGGATCAGAGCCTCGGTCGCCGTCATCTGCGGATTCTGGACGAGGAGCTGGAACAGGTGGAGATACATGCTCTCCTTGACCTGATTGCGCTTCGCCTCAAGTACCATGGTCGCGAAGTCAAGGCGCTGGCCCTGGAACATCGGCTCGACCATTCGCTGACCAGCCGCATTGAGTCCGCCGAGAACGATGTGTCCAGGTTTGCTCGTCGGCCGGTTCATGACGCCAGCATTCGCCATAAGCAAGGTCGGCTTGACTGCCTGTTCCCCTGCCCACAGTTCGTTCTTCGCCATCTGCTGGAGCGACTGGATATCGGCAAGTGCCCGCATGACCGGACCTTCACCGTAGATCGAGCCGGGTTCAGGAAGCCAGCGGAAGTCGATGACCGGGAACTCGTAGTAGCCAGACTCGCGAATGATGCTGCGGTCTTCCTCGAACACATGGAACGAGGCGTATGGAGACTTCTTGATACCTTCGCCTGGAAGACCAAAGTCGCCGCGCGGATGGATGCACTGAATGAATGCGAACTCTTTGTCCTTGTCCGTCAGGCTCTCGGCAGCTTGTCTTACCTTCGGCGGGCACTTCTCTCTGAACTTGCCGAGCGCTTGGCCTGCCGTCAGAGTGTAGTAGCGGTAGAAGGTTTCAACAACGTCGAGATGGTCTGTGGCGATGTAGCATTCGGCGAGGGGGAGATACCGATACATCATCATGGAGCGCTTGGCGTAACGGTCATCGTCCTCTAAGAAAAGGAAACGCATTGCCGAACGCCACGACGCGACGATAGATAGTTTGGATCGCAGGGATGAAGCCGCTGTCACTATCGTACCGGATCTTGAACTGCATATCGCGGACTTCTTGGAGCCACGCCTTCTCCTGGTCCGACTGCTTTTGACGGGTCAGAGAGAATACGTCGAGGCCATGCCAATAGTCCGACTGGGGAGGTGACGATTGCTTCGATGCCGGATGCGAGCCTGTCTATTGCAGATATCGNCGTGCTATCGAAAATGTACTTTGAGCGCTCAGCCGCCGCCGCGTGTTTGGGGAGGTCCCTTCATCATGCCCATAGAGCCGAGTCGCCTGATAGAGTAGGCTTCGGGGGCAGCGACGTTGGCTACTTGGTGCCACATGGACTCGAAATGCGAACGGCCAGTCTGGAGCTGCGAGAGACGAGTAATGATATCGTCTGCGAGCTTATCTACCACTACTTACCTGCTTGATTGGCGGCGGACCCTCGATAGTAATTCCAGAGATGTTTTGGAACTTCGATGACGAGGGGAGCTTAAGTAGCCGCTGGCCTTTGTGCTCTAGCGCTCCGATGGACACGCCTGTAATCTCTGGCATCGCTGGTTTGTTCGAGGGGGCGATTGTGCCTGACGACGTGGACGGTCCAAGGAAGCACAAATCGATTATCCCCCGCCGAGCGAGATGCCTCTGAGTCCGCCCATTACCGTCTGGCCGAAGCCGCCGTTGAGCATGAGAGGGCCGAAGCCGCGAGTAGAAGCACCAAGCCTCAGTCGCTCCTTCTCCGTCTCGTCTTGGATATCAGCAGACGTTTTCTCTTTCGGGACTTCTGGAGCTGCCTGGACGATTGGTGCGGGCTGGCGGAAGAAACACATGCTTACTGTCCTCGTAGTCTTTGTCGGTGAATGAAAGGAGGAGGAAGTCTTGTCCTTCGGCTCCGAACCTTGGCATTCTGGTTTCGAGTTTCGCGCCCAGCCACATCAGCCAGTGCCACGACTTGTCAGACGAGAGCGGGACTTTTGCTTCGATGCGACGGGCACGATGGAAGCCGAACACTTCGTCGAACCATTCACGCTTCATCCATCGTCCCAGCTCGCCCATAATCTGGTTTGCTTCGGGCGTACCAAATCCCCAGACGCTGTAGGTCCGATGGAGCTGGGGCTGGAGACCGAGGGCGAAGACTGGCTTGCCTTCCCTCCACACGCACCACTGAAGGCCGTGCTGGCAGAAGGCATTCTCGTTGCTGACCAGGAACGACGGGTCGAGTCCCCACGCCTTCAGTTCTTCTTCGTCCTCGTGTCTTAGGTTCGAGGCGATGTAATCCAGCTCGTCGGACTCCAGGCCGTTCATGACTGCGATCTTAGTTGTACCTGCGCTCATATCTCTCGTTTCTAGGGGTGCTACGCGGGCACAAATTTTTACCCTCTGAATGGGTCACAGGGATTTTGGAGGCCAAGATTCGACAAACGTCGGGAATCCTATGGCCATGCCCGGTCAGATCGGCAGTGTCGAAGGTGATTGACCGGGGGGTATTACGTGGAAGTACGTAGAGTTTTGGCTTACCGGAAGGCCGCGAGGGGGTCGTATCCGCTGTCCATTGGGGGTCCGCCGTTGTGTCCGATCCGCCCCATCTTGGTCATCTGGCCGCGATGGAATTCTGGTTCGTGCTGGATCAGATCTGAAGCCCATGATGGGACGACGCCGATACTGGCAGGGGTGACGGCTCCATATCGGAATGCGTCAGCGCCATGAGACGACCAATCGTGCTTGGGCTTGTCGCCGTAGATCCGCTTGTCCTCGTCCCACTCGTACTCATAGGCTCCGAGTGCAGCCAATCCCTTCTCACACTTCACGCCGTCGAACCGGACCCGAGAGAACATGACGCGAGCCGCCGAGATGCCGTCTGCGATAGAGAGCTTTGGTGCCACGACGAAGTTGATGCCGTAGTTCCTGGCTAACTCAAGAGTGGTGGCGTCGGCGGCCCATATCTTGTGGTTCAGGTCGTGTGGGCCGACATGCTTGGAGAACGAGTATCCTTTTGCCGCAAGTTCGTTGGCGTAGAAGGGGAGGCCCTTGCCTCTGTCCTCTATGTAGTCGATGGCGTCGATCCACGGACCCTTGCGCTGAACCATCCAAATCGCAGTAGCGTCTCTGTGGCCAATATCGAACCACGCCTCGACTGGGTGCCTTGGATCGTAAGGTAGCTGGGTAATCCGATGCTCTGCGCCCGCCCGCTCAAGTTCTTTGCGGTAGACAGCACCAACGTTCGGCGCGTCGAAGGAACAGTAGTATTCTTGTTTCGCTACTTCGATGGGCATTCCAGCGCGGATGTCGGCTTCGATCACCGAAACAGGAATAGCTCTGGTGTCAGTGACCGACGCGATCTGACAGTACCAGTTGGGGTCGCTCTTGTTCGTGTCGTAGAGTTTCCAGAGATGATTGCGCCCACGAGGCGTGCTCTGGAAGATGACCCAGCCGTCGTTCTCGGCAAGGATAGGACTGAGGTACTGCCACGTCTGAGGGCTGGTGATAGCGTACTCGGAGAATACTATACCAGCGTAGTTCGTACCGACGAGGCCGTCGAAGTTGTCAGCGCCCGATACTTGGATGGTCGATCCGTTCTTAAGTCGGATGAACATCGAGTCTTGGCGGGTCGTTTCACGAAGCTCTGGCGGGAAGGCTTGGTCGATAACGCGACGGCCTTGCTTGTCCACCGAGTCCCATAAAGCGCGACGTGCCTGGACCTGAGTGGGAAAGAGGTAAAGGTAGTTGGCTGTCCTCTTCAGCGCTCCGATCGCCATTACGTTTGCGCAGAGGGAGTCTTTGCCTGCACGACGATGGTAGACGAGAACGAAACGCTTGATGCCGCGAGAGAACGCCTGAAGGACGGGCAGCTGATAATGTCTCGGGGTCCAGGCGTTCGGAATTTGGATAGATGGCACTAGTGCAACATCCTGGATGCAGAAGCAGAAACGAACAACCGAAACTGCGCATCCGGCAAATTGCTTTTCGCCATATTGGCCCACCAGCAGATTATGCGAACGTTGTCTGGCGTGTAGCCCAGTGCGCTATCGATGCGGTCGATTGAAGGAGAGAGCGGATCAGCAATGCCCTGAACCCTCTTGGCTCCAAAGTTGAACTGGAGACCAGTCACTTCACAGGTAGTCTGTCCGGCGTTTGCTGCTACCCAAGCGTCGTCGAGTGCGAAGGGTACGCCTTTGTCTTGGGCACGCTTCTTGGCGTAGGAGACGAGTGTAGGGAGCCAATGAGACTTTCTACGATCTTGTCGTACAGCCTCTTTGCGTCCAGCAGGGCGCGCAAGGAAGCAGCAGCCCGGTCCTCAAGCTCTTTCACTGATCCTGCTTGTTTCATCGTGCGCTGAAAATGGCCCTTCCGCTGAAATATGTCAAGGCATTTCAGTGGAACGGCATATTTCAACATATGTTGAAACCGCTGCCTGCAGTGAAATCTGAAGCTTTAAGTCCTGTCAGCGGCGCCGCGGTACACGGGTTCCCCCTTTGGGTTGTTAGTGCAAGGTCTATTTGAAAAACGGTCGCCTAATTCGTGGATGACCCGATTAATAACTGGGTCCCATCCCGCGATTTGGCCCCCACCCCCTCCCTGGCACATTTGCGCATTCAGGGCCGCGATCATGTGGTGCGTGGTGCGCTGCGTTATGGCGCGTTATGCCATCCGATGCTCTATGCGAGAGTGCAGGATCATGTGTGTTTGCGGGCATTCTTGCGCGGCCACAACGCTGCCTCGTCCATAGTGAGGCCGAACACCTTGGCCAGTGCCTCAGTGATGCGCGGTCGCCTAGCTCGCCACCATTGCGCCTTGCGTTGCGCTTGACGGTCTTTGCGCTTAGTCGGCTTCAATTGCTTCGCGCGCGAGACTTCCATCGTGTTGGAGTGCTCCGCCCGACAACGGCTCATGCTGCTTTGCATAGTCCACAACGTTGATAGTTAGTGCGCCACCGTCCGCGCCAGCCAGCTTAACGAGTGTGCCAAACTCTTTAGGTGCGATCTTCTCAACGTAGCTAGTCGCGCCTCGCACATAGTCGCTTGC